ATTAAATCTATACTAATGTCAAATAATGTATAGTAATAATCAGAGTCTATAGAAACTATTGTTTCTCTTGGAATATAAGTTGTTGAAATAGGAATAGTATATTTAGCATTTCTAGTTGGAACAATAGCTGCTTCTGTGATTGTTTCTCCAGTTGTAACAGAAGTTCTTGTATTAGATCCAAAATTTAAAATTGAAAATAATTGAATTTCATTGCATTTAACATCAGATCTTTTTAATACTGGAAGAGTATTACTAGCAATTGGTGTTCCTGTCATGATAGCCCCAGCATGTTGATAATCATATTCTGATGTCAATCTGTTCAATGCTACCAAATTAGCAATTGAGTTACTTCTAATTTCTTGAATGGATTCTTCGTCTGCACCACCAGATGCTGGAGAAGGATTAGTAACTGTGTAATTGATTATTGAAGTTTTTCCAAAAGAATCAGTAACATACATTCTATCTCCAGTTTTAATAGTAGATGCAATTACATTTCCATCTGCACCCTGAGTAATAAAAGCTGTTACTTTTACAGTCGATCCGCCAACTGGTTGTGCTCCAATTAAACCATTTCCAAAAATTAATCTTCTTCCGGTACTAGTTGTTCTAGATACATATCCATAATCTGTTGCTGACATTAAATAAATACTGTTAAATTCAGTGTATAATCTCCATGATGCACTATCTGGGTCTCTAACTTGAACTTCTAATGAAGATAATTTTCCATCTAAAGGAACATCTATCGTAATAAATTGATATAATTCAATATCTGAATCTATTTGAAATTCTTGTTCAACTTCTTTATATTGTCTAACCGGTAATATAAATGTAAAAGAAGGATCCGATGAAGTAGTATCTATGTTGACTGGAAGATTATATGTTTTTGTCGAATCCTGTGTAACCACAATAGAAACACTAGCGTTGTTAGTTACTGTTATGTCAGTTTCATAATATGTTAAAAATTCTATATCATCAGCATAAAATTTAAAACTTTCCGGAATAGAAAAAGATGTGTTTGCATCAGTAAAACCTAAAGGAATATTTATTAAAACGTTTGCTGTCGAATATGATGCTTCAGAAGGATTGTATCCTAAAAATGCAGATAAATTATAAATTGATTCCGGAAGTTGAGCAGTAGTCAAGAAGAACTCCTTATAACTGGAGCTAGAATAAAAAATAATATTGGACGTAAGAGTCGCAAGTGTATCAACCAAAAATGATAAAAAAGAACTCTTTATTAAATCAACATTCTCTATTTCTAAATAATATTGCATGTATTCTATAATTTGATTACGTATGTTATCTCTAGAAATGTAAACTTGATTTGATAAAGTTGTGTCTATACTAGAAGTTGCCATCTAATGTCCTTTTATAAAGTTAAACAAAATATAAACCTGAGTTTTGATCAAATAATCCATTTAAGTTTTCTCTGATTGTTTCATTTTTAGATAATAATTTTGTCATGGAAACAGACTCAGATAATTGATGAATTTTTTTATCATAATCATAAAAAATTAAATTTTCAGAAACCTGCAAGTCAATCTCAGTTGTTGTTCTTGATTGTTCCCCAACACATCCTAATTTCCAATAATTTTTATCTCCACTTGTTTGTTTTTGAACACCAGATACAACATATAATGCATATCTATCATCTTCCTGAATATAATTTTGATATAATTTGATGATATCATTTGGGTATGGTGTTATTCCATATGAACTTGGAATTACAAATCCAGTTTTTTGGTCATTTACATATCCAATTTCTTGAGCGTCAAAAATCGTGTCAATCTCTTCAATAAAATAAACTGGTAATGTTAAAATCTTTTTCCATCTTACCCCAGAATATTGTCCTATCTTCTCATAATAACCACCCATCAAATTTTCATTATCCCAGACTGTTTCCTCCGGATCTAAATTATAATAAGTAACTAAATATGCTTGACCATGTTTAGAATAAAAATCGTATAATGTTTTCCAATAGTCAACAAAATAATCATTTATTCTATTATAGTTTTGCATTCTTTTTAGCTAACTCCCGTTGTTTCATTTTTGCAATTTTTAATTTTTTATCTCTTTTTGACATTTCAACTTTATGTTGATAATCACTTAATTTTATTTTAGCTTTTCCTAATCTTTCATGTAAATCTTGTAAATATGAAACTATTGTTTTTCTGCATTTTTCAGGATTCTTTTCATACCAACAATCACCTAATTCTTTTTTAACTGCAGTAATAGCCTTTTCTAAAGATATTACTTCACATTTCTTATAACATAATCTTTTATCTAAATCATTTTTGATAACGTTACATTTGTATAAACATTGATAATTTAATTTTGTAATTAATTTGTAAACAACATATAATTCTGTAGTAGCCGGAACAGGCATGACAGCGGCAACCAATAAACCTCTTTCAATTTTTCTTCCTAGTTTATCAAAATCAAATTTTTTCTTTTCTAAAATTGAACATAATCTAATTAATTGATTATTAGGAAGTATTTTGATAGTTTCAATTAATTGTTTTCTATCAAAATTTGAAATAGATTTTTTGATTGTATCACTATTAATTACAATGTCTAAAAGTAATCTTCTCAATTTACTATTCCTATTTATTCTTTTTAGATTGATTCATCTGAACTAAATACTGTTGATACTTAGTTTGCCATTTAATTAATTCACTAGAAAGTTTCTTTTTACATTTAATAGGATCTGCAGCACCTGAGCATTTTCCCATATCAGATTTGATCTGAGAAACTACTTTCTTAATTGCTTCCATCTTACATGCCATCTGAGCTTGTTTGTTTCCTAAATTTTTTCTAACACAAGGATCAGAAAGTTTTCTAAATAGATATAGTCCAGCAACTGCAGCAATAGCGCCCTTAACACCTTTACCAGAAGCACCTTTGGCATATTTTGGAATAAACTTTGCAAATTTTCCACTTCTCTTTAAAGTTTGTTTTCCTAATTCTTTAATCTGTCCATCTACTTGAGCCAATTTTTGTTTAGCCTTTGCAATTTCATTAGCGTTTTGAGAAAAATTTATTGTTGTGTTTAATTTATCTTTAAGACCTTTCAGAGCATTTAGTTTTTTATTTGTAATTATATCACTAACTTTTTTTGCACCATATGCTCCAGCAACAGCTGTCGTACCATATTTTGCAACTTTTTTAGTTTTTGATTCAAATTCTCTTTTTTGCTCTGAGGTAACTTCTACACCTTCATTAAAGAGAAGACCAATGACTTTCTCATATTTCATTTCTTTAATTTTATCAAATAATAATGTCTTCTGAAAGAAAGAAAGTTTCTTATCTAAACTCGTACTTTCTTTCACTATGTTCATCAAAACTTCTTTACAAGAAAGTTCAATTAATTTACTATCTTTATTCATGGTAGTATTTTATCCTCCTATTAGGTTTAATTCTTTTCATTTCATCAAATCTTTGTTTGTTTCCCATAAAAGCCGCCTGTTTTGCTGCGACCATTTTCATATCTTGATTTGTAACTTCTCCAGTTACTAAATTTAAATCTCCTTTAACTAAATAAATTCTTCTCGCTACTGTACTATATTCAACATCATAATTTATTTCTAAATTAGATTTAATATTGAATCCTTTTTTCTGAAGAGTAATGATATATTTACCAGGAGATGGATTAGTTGATTTACATTTTAAAGATTCAACTTCAACAAATCTTTCTCCAAAATACTCATACTCACCTTCAACAGTTTGATCAATAATTTCCTCTGGAAGTTTAACTAATAATTGAGCTGCATATGTATCTTCTTCTTCAGTTAATTGACCAATCAAAGCTAGATACATATATTTTTTAGGATCAACTGGAATAAAGAATAAGTGTGTATTATTCTTATGTTTCCTTATTAGTATTCCACTATATTTTTTAACTACACAATACCTAATAGTTCCATCCATAATTTGATAAGTCTCCGATGGTATATTTTTAATTTGTTCTAAATTTAAGAGAAACTCATGTATGTATTTTCATCCATTGTTAAATTCATCTCACTGTTATCCCCCTCATAACTAGCAACTATTGAAACATTAAAACCTTTTTTATTTTTAAAAAAAGCTACATTTATTTCATCGATATTTGCTCTATCATCGTATGTAGTAATTGCTCTATAAATTTCATTCTTAATACTCTCTTGAGTTACAGAATCCGCTGGTTCAAAAATATACAAATATAAATCACTTCCAAATTCCGGATCATGATCCATTGACCCTCTAGGTGTCATTAATATATTACTCCAAGATGCTAAAATTGCATCCATATCAAATAATTTATTAAAATCTCCACTTGGAGAAAGCTTAGAAGAAAAATCCAAAACTCTTCCGGATGAACCTATAGAAGTAGTTTTGAATTTATCTAATATATTTGCCATGATTTACCTTTTTTGTTTTTGAGAAGATCTGAATTTAGATTCCTGTTCCTTCATAATTTTTTGTCTTTCTTCTTCTAAATCTGCTTTCCATTTAATTAAATCATAAAAGCGCTTAACAGGCATAAAAATAATATCATGATATGGAACCTTCATAAGCTCCATAAGTGAAAAGATATTCTCAGTTAAATTTTTCCTGTACAACGAGATTTCGTTATGAAGAGTACACCATGCGAAAAAAGTTTTCCACTAAATCAATATTTACAATATCTTCTGTTCCACAATGCTGACAAAATACCTGCATCTTTAATGAAGTTTCATATTTTCCAAATTCCTCATTAAATTTTTCATAAATTTCTCTTTTGTCCTTAGCAGGTAAAGTTCTGTATGCATCAATTATATCCAATCTTGCATTAATAACTAAAGGTTCAGTAGCCGCCTCAATGTCCTGTTCAAATCTTTCAATAATTAATGTTTCAGTAATTATGTCCATTGTAGAACCAGGTCTTGATGACATACTCTTAATTGCATTCATTTCATCTTCCAATGTAGGCTGTTTAATGTATGCAACTACTCCCTTTGATTTTGGAAGTTCTACTTTAACTCTTTTTGTTAATATGTCTTCACCTGGATAGGGATTGAAATTAAATGTGTCAGATGCAGCAACAGTTACAGAAAAATCCTTTTTACAATTCTTGCATTTAATATCGTAATTTCTGATATCCTCATATGTTATATGATATAAACCATATAATAATGTATCTCGATCCTTTAAAGTAACTAATTTTAAAAAGTCTTTGAATTCTGTAATAGTATCTGGTTTCTTAACCAATGTCTCGTAAATACATTTGTTTAAGTGCTCTGTTACCTTTGTTGG